TAGCAATGATTGCGGTTATATTTCTTATCTGCTTTGGGGCGGTAAAGCCGCATTAACTTGGTCGGAATCTAAATTAAAACAAATCGAAAATGGCAAAGGTTAAAACATCAACAATTTCGTTCGTTAGAAAGCCAAGAAAAAAACGCAAAGGTGTACACGCTAAAACGAAATGTTCGCAAATAAAAGGTTCTAAAAATTACGTTAAATTATATAAAAGTCAAGGAAAATGAGTAAAGTAAAAGAACAGACGAAAAGTTCACCGCAAGGAGGTAAGCGGGGTTGCCTATGTAAAGACGGAAAATATAGCGTTAAATGCTGCGATGGAACGTTACCAGCGCAAGGTATTGGTAACATAGGAGGAAAGGTAACGCCTTAATTTACAATAAGTTATAAATAAAAAGGTGTACAATAGTTAATTAATTGAGTTTTAAATAAAAAAGTTATGGAAGAAAAAACAATTTTAGGACGGCTTCAAGCCTTGTTAGGTTTAAACAAGGTTGAATTAGCACAAATGAAACTTATGGATGGCGTTACCATAATCGAAAGTGAAAATTTCGAAATTGGTTCGGAGGTATTTATAGTTACTGAGGACGAACAAAGAATTCCTTTACCAGTTGGCGAATACTCTTTAGAAGACGATAAAATTTTAATCGTAGTTCAAGAGGGAATTATCGGAGAAATGAAAGAAAAAGAAGAGGAAAAAGAAATGCCCGAAGAAATGCCGTCCGAAGAAATGCCACAAACAGAAGAGGCGGAATTAACGGAGGCTGAAACACAAGTTTTAAACCCTAAAAAAGTTATTAAAAGTACAATCGAGGAAACGTTGTTTTCCAAAATTGAGGAGTTAAAAAAGGAAAACGAGGCGTTAAAGTTGCAACTTTCCACAATGAGCGCACAAGAGGAAGCGCCAGTAATGGAAATGGAAAATGAACCCGCAACAAAACCAATTTCCTATAACCCCGAAAAACCGCAAGCGCAACCACAATTTACTTGGGGACAAAGTGCGGGTATGTCGACGTTCGACAAAATAATTAGTAAACTTAATAAATAAAATAAAAAATGGCTACTTCAATTACAACAACTTATGCTGGTGAGTTTGCGGGCAAATACGTTGCCGCGGCTCTTTTATCCGCTCCTACCATTGAAAAAGGTGGAGTTACCGTATTACCTAACGTACGTTATAAGCAACTTTTGCAAAAGGTTGCCGATACTAACTTGGTACGAAATGCAACGTGTTCATTCACCGATGCATCAACAATTACTTTAACCGAGCGTTTTATCACAACGAAAGACCTACAAGTAAATTTGGAATTGTGCAAATCTGACTATTTCCAAACGTGGCAAGCCGCTGAATTAGGGTTTTCTAACTTTAAAGAATTGCCAAAATCATTTGCTGATTTTATGATTGCTCGTGTTGGTGAGCGTGTTGCTGCTAATATTGAAACTGCATTTTGGCAAGGTGCAACCGCTACTCAAGGTTCATTTGATGGTATCTCAACTATCGTTGCCCTTGACCCATTGTTGCCAGCAGCGCAAGAGGTAACTGGTACAACTGTAACCGCTCTTAACGTAGTTACCGAATTGGGTAAAATCGTTGACGCAGTACCAGCCGCTCTTTACGGAAATCCTAATTTGAGAATTTACGTATCTACTAACATTGCTAAGGCTTATGTACGTGCATTGGGTGGTTTTTCTACCGTAAGCGGTTTAACTGGAAACGTTGCTCCAGCACCCGGAGTTGGTGGAATGTCCACAACTTGGTACAACCAAGGCGCATTATCTTTTGATGGAATCGAAATATTTTGGGCGCCCGGATTAGCTAACAACACCGCTATTTGTACAACCGTAGATAACCTATTCTTTGGTACATCTGTTCTAAGCGATTTGAACGAGGTTAAAGTAATTGATATGGCGGATATCGATGGCTCACAAAATGTGAGAATGATTATGCGTTTCGTTGGTGGTGCGCAATATGGCGCAGTTGAAAACGTTGTTACTTACGGAATCGTTAACGCGGTTAACTAATTTATAAACTTAGGGGGGGCAACCCCCCTTTTTAAAACTTTTTACAAATGGCTTGTTTAGTTTCAAACGGACGATTAGAACAATGCAAGGATTCGATTTCGGGAATCCAAGCGGTGTACCTAATCAATTTTGGCGATTTCGATCCGGATCCAACAACGGGAGGTGGTGACGTAGGTTATAACGAAACTACGATTTCACTTACCACGGGAGGAACGGGTTATACTACTGGTACTGCGGTGGCAACAACTGGAGGTTCGGGTACGGGTTTCACCGTAAACATTACCGCTGCTGCTGGTGTTATTACTGCGATTACCGTAAACAACGATGGCAGTAACTACGTTGCGGGCGATGTTTTAACCGTAACGGGTGGTACGGGCGGTACATTTACAATTACGAATTATGGTACTGTAGGTTACGAAGATATGATTACTTCAATCGGAGGTTCAATCAACAACATTTATAAGTACGAATTAAAAGGTAATAACGGGTTTATTCAAACTATGAATACATCGAGAGAGAATGGAACAACTTTCTTTACTCAAACGATTACCGTAGAATTGAAAAGACAAGATCCAGTTTTCCACAAGCAATTTAAAATCTTGGCTTACGGACGTCCGCACGTTGTTGTACGTACAAACGGAAACCAATTCTTTTTAGCTGGTTTATTCCGTGGATGCGATGCAACCGCTGGAAGCGTTGAAAGCGGGGTACAGTATGGTGATTTTAATGGTTATAAAATTACTTTTGAGGCGATGGAAGAAAAACCCGCAAACTTCCTTGATTGTTCAACCGAACAACAATTGCTTACTTTGTTAGGTGCGCCAACATTGGTTACTACTTAATAGTTAATCTAACGATTAAAAGAAGGGGGTTAATAGCCCCCTTTTTTATTTAGAAACAAAAAGTAATTTTTTAAGTTATTATGTTATGATAGTAGTAACGGACGATACGGTAAATGACCAATTTATTTATTTTATTCCTCGCGTTCAAGGCGTTGACCAAATGTATTTAACGGATGAATCAACTAACGTTACGGTAAACGTTCCAATTACCAATTATACAATGGGTTCATATGCCGACGAAATCGAAGCGGTTTTCCCTTGCAAACAAAACCATTTTTACCGATTGGTTTTAACGGATGTAAGCAACAACGAAATATATCGAGACCGCATTTTTTGCACAAACCAAACACCAAGTAATTATACGCCTAACCAAAACACGTATGTTTCCGTTAGTTCGAATAACGAATTTTTAATGTTCTAATATTCTAATATGAATAATATACACATCGTAAATTTAGCCGCATACGAAGCGCCAGTTATCAAAGAAAGTAAACGAGATAATTGGGTGGAGTACGGCGAAAACAATTTACATTTTAATTTTTTGCTGGATAGATATATAAATAGCACAACCAATAACGCCGTTATTAACAACATAGCGAGGTTGGTTTACGGCAAAGGTTTAAAAGCATTGGACGCATCCAAGAAACCAAACGAATACGCGCAAATGGTAGCGTTATTCGATAAAGAATGCGTACGTAAAATGGCTTTGGATTTTAAAATGTTAGGGCAATTTGCGATCCAAGTTGTATATACGAAAGACCACAAGAAAATCGCAAAGGCTTACCACGTTCCGGTACATTTATTACGAGCGGAAAAATGTAACGAAGACGGCGAAATAATGGGTTACTACTATTCGGATAATTGGGCGGAATATAAGAAATATACACCCGTAAGATATAGCGCGTTTGGCACATCAAAAGACGAATTGGAAATAATGTTTGTTAAACCTTATTCCGTTGGAATGAAATATTATTCTTATCCCGACTACCAAGGTGCAATTCCCTATGCCGTATTGGAGGAGGAGACATCGGATTATATGATAAACCTTGTTAAATCGTCCTTTTCGCCGAAAAGCATAATTAATTTTAACAATGGCGTTCCTTCCGAGGAAATGCAAATGCAAGTTAAAAGTGATATTATGAATAAACTTACGGGGGTTAATGGCGATAAAGTGGTGGTAAGTTTTAATAATTCTAAAGAAAGCGCCGCCACAATTGAGAATATGCCGATTGACCAAGCGCCCGAATTGTATAAATATTTATCCGAGGAATGCGTACGTAAAATTTTAATTGGACACAACGTAACTTCGCCGTTACTTTTCGGTATTGCAACAACTACGGGTTTTGGAAGTAACGCCGATGAACTAAAAAATTCGGCAATTTTGTTTAATAATATGGTAATCGTTCCGTTGCAAGAAATGATGTTAGACGCGTTCGATAAAATTTTAGCATATAACGGAATTAGTTTAAAACTATATTTTGAAACGTTAAACCCTCTCGATGCTGGTGGCGAAATTACAACAACCGACGAAGCAACCAAAGTTACCGACGCAATTAATATGATGAGTCCATTGGTAGCTAACAAAGTTTTGGAATCAATGACATCGGACGAAATACGCGCATTGGTTGGATTAAAACCCGCACCCATTCAATTGAAAAAAGAGGATGTAAGCGACGAAACATTGCAAGGTATTTACGATAATTTAGGAGGCGAGGAAATCGATAACGATGTATGGGAATTAATCGAGGAACGAGAATTTTCCGATTCTAACGATTCAGCTGATGAATGGGCATATAGATTGTTAGCGCCTAAAAAAACGTTAATGCAAAAGTTAAGCGGGGTAATTAAAAGCAATCCAAACGGATTTAGCTACCTTGACAAATCAATTTATAAAGTTCGTTACCGTTATTCGGAGCGATATAGTAAAGATAATTCGCGAGATTTTTGCGTTCAAATGATGCGACGAACTAACAACGGAGTTGTATATAGAATCGAAGACATCGACGCGGCGAGTAACTTAGGAATCAACGAGGAACACGGACACAAGGGCAAACCTTACGATTTATTCCGCTTTAAAGGTGGTGTTAATTGTGGGCATTTTTGGACGGAACAATTATACCAAAGAAAGAAAAACCTCGACGGGACATTAAAGGAAGACAAAGCATTATCGAGTAACGAACAAGTTGCAACAATACCAAAAACATATCAACCAAACCCTCGCGGTTCGGGCGATGCAAATACGCCTCCGATTGATATGCCAAATAACGGACATCACCCAAATTATAAATAATGGAAGCATTACTAATTACAAGGCAAGATTTAGTAAAATACACCGCAGTTAACGGAGCAGTTGATACTGATTCTTTTATACAATGGATAAAGGTTGCACAAGATATTCATATCCAAAATTATTTAGGCACGGATTTATTTAATAAACTAAAAGCGGATGTATTATTTACAATCAGCAATACGGGAATACCAACAACGACAAGTTTAACCGCTGGCGGTACGGGTTACACAAACTTAACTGGAATCGCTTGTTCGGGCGGTACGGGTTCGGGGTTTGGCGTTGATATTACAACGGCGGGTAACGCGGTTGTTTCTTACGTTGTATCCACGGCTGGTACTGGTTACACGGTAGGCGATGTTTTAACTATCCAGGCGGGAAACACCAATGCAACGATAACGGTGGATGCTATCGATGAAATACAACAACCATATTTAAACCTACTTACAACGTATGTAAAGCCGTGTTTAATTCATTGGGCAATGGTTGAATACTTGCCGTTCAGCGCCTTTACTATAGCGAACAAAGGAGTGTTTAAACACGGAAGCGAAAACGCTACAAACGTAGAAAAAAGCGAATTAGAAATGCTAATTGAAAAGCAAAGACAAATAGCGCAAAACTATACGCAAAGATTAATTGACCATTTGGTATTTAATGCGGGAATTTACCCCGAATATAACACGAATAGCAACGGCGATATTTTTCCAGATTCAAACAATTATAATATAGGATGGGTACTGTAAGAAAACCGAACAAAGAAAACATAAAAAAGTTATTAGTTTACTTAAATAAAACAAAATGCCAAACGAAATAAGTTGGGGTAAACCCTACGATGAAATAAGCGGTTACGGAATGGCGGCGGTTAATGGCGCATTGGATGGTTACGGAACAATAGTTATTAATTCTTATTCGGGGGAAACGGATATAAGTTCCATAGACGAAGACAATAGAACAACCAGTTCAATAATAATAGGCGATCCAAACTTATATTTAGACGGCGGAATAATTTATTTATTCTTTGAGTTTGCGGAGGGCGTTACGTTTCAATCTATTTCGTTAGACCTTTATTTAAACGATGAATTTTTGGTCAACAAAGGATTAACCAGCGATGGAATTAGTTTAATTGATGCAACACCAGTAGCGGGTACGTATTTCGCTTATTTAACTATTAACATCGACACGGAAACAAGTTACACGTTTGTTTCAAATACCATTGTTGTGTAATGAGTAATAATATTAAACCGAGCAAATATCCAGTTAATCCGGATGAACAAGCGGAATTATTAGACCAAGCCGTTAACGCTGGAAGATCGGGTAAACAAGACGCATTGGTTAGCGGTACAAATATTAAAACGGTTAATGGAAATTCTTTACTTGGAAGTGGCGATATAGTTGTTTCGGGTAATGCAAGTTGGGGTAATATAAGTGGAACGATTAGTTCGCAAGTTGATTTACAAAATTCTTTAAATGGAAAACAAGGGGTTTTAACGAGCGGTTCAAATATCAAAACAATCAACGGAAATTCATTACTTGGAAGCGGTAATTTAGCTATTCAAATGAATCCGCGAACCATTTCAAGCGTGAACGGAAACCCAATTACGGGTACAAGCATACAAATAAGCGCCTCCGTTTTGATTCCAGCGGGTACGTTGGTAGCGAATAATACTCTCTATATTAAAGCATTTATAAATAAAACGGCGGGGTCGGGGGTTACAACGCCACGTTACTACGTTAACACGTCAAATACTTTAACGGGCGCAACCTATTTAGGCGCTGGTGGTGGAATGTCAACAAGCGTTTATTTTCAAAGGTTTGAAAGAAATATTTTCTTTGACGGAACAAACTTAAATTCATTTTTGGCGGGTACAAGTGCGGCAAATGATTACTCGTTAAGCGGTATTACTTTAACGGCATTCAACCCATTGGTTGACAATTATTTGATTTTTGCAATCAGCAACGGAACAACAACACCCGACAATGGAAATTTTAAACGCGTAATTGTGCAAGTATATGATTAATATAACAACGATAAAAGGCGGTTTCAAATTAAATGAAATCGATTATATATTAGAAGGTGAAGCGGAAATAATAAGCCAAACACAAGCGCACGTAATAACCGATAAAGGCATTATATTAATCGACGTTACGGTAAACGTTGATGGGCAACAACTTACCACAATACAAGATTTATTAAGTTATTTATACAAATGAACATTAAAGGAGTTGCGGGAATGTATTTTATTTTGGCTTACGCTGGGTGTTTTATTGCTTTGCTCGAAGGCGAACAAATATACATCCGTGTTTTAGCTGGCGCATACGCTTGTTTACTCACATACCAATTATTACAATCTTATGAAAGCCACCGCGACGATTTTACTAACGACGATACAAACTAAATGGATTTCCCTTTTGGGAATTGTTTTAACTTTTTTTATGCCTATTACCGGAATGGTTTTAGCGGTTGGTTTTGCTATCTTTTTAGACACGGTAACGGGTATTTGGAAAAGCCGTAAAAACGGAGTTCCTATCCGTTCACGTAGGTTAAGCGCGGTAATATCTAAAATGTTTTTATACCAATTAACAATAATTCTTTTTTTTCTTATTGATTGGTTTATTCTAAATGACATTTTAAAATCTATCTTTACAACTGAATTACTATTAACCAAGGTACTTTCGTTGGTACTTATTTCAATCGAGGTTGTAAGCATTAACGAAAATTACAAAGCCGTTAGAGGCATTGACCTTTGGGCAAGTTTGAAAAAATTATTAAGTCGAGCAAAAGAATTAAAAAATGATACCGACGAAATTAGATACCAGTAAAATTATCCAAGTTCCGTTGGATAAATCGCAATACTTCCAAGAGGAAGCGACAAAGAAACAAATCTATTTGCACCATACCGCGGGCGGTGGTAATGCAAGGGCGGTTAGTCATTTTTGGAATTCTAACGAAACACGGATAGCAACGGCTTTTATTATAGCTAATAACGGAGAAATAGTACAATGCTTTTCGAGTAAGCATTGGGCGTGGCATTTAGGAATAGATGCGGAGGATTTCGCAAAGAACGGAGCGCCTTACCAAAACCTTAATAAAAGTTCGGTAGGCATTGAAATTTGTAATTTCGGAATGCTTAAATTCCGCAACGGGAAATACTACAACTACGTTAACGGAGTAGTTGACCCCAAAAACGTTACTACCTTAGAACAACCATACAAGGGGTATTTACATTGGGAAAAATACACGGATGCGCAAATAGAAAGCACCCGACAATTATTAGTTTACCTTTGCGACACGTATAAAATTCCAAAGGCTTACCGAAGCGAAATTTTCCAAATAGACAAAGAAGCATTTAAAGGAACTGCGGGCATATTTACGCATAATTCAGTACGTAAGGATAAATCCGATATTTACCCTTGCCCGAGAATGATTCAAATGCTCAAAAATTTATGATTAGAATAATAGCGATTTTAAGCGTTTTAACGCTCTTTTCTTGTTCAAGTGAACGCTTAGCACAATACCACGTCCGAAAAGCGCTTAAACACGGCGCAAAATTAACACAAGACACCGACACGATACGCATAACTACGTTGGATTCATTCCCCGTAATAAAACACGATTCTATATTTTGGGAAAAATTCATAACAACTAAGGATACTATTGTACAATTCAAGAACGTTTTTGTGCCAAAAACACGTTGGCAAACCCGAATCGAATACAAAGAACGAATCAAGACGCTTCGAATTCAAGGTAAAACACAATGGAAGACCGCTAAGGCGCAACAAGTGGTTAAATATAAGTTCCGTTGGTGGTGGTTAATTGTGGCGTTTTGTGTTGGCTTTTCGGTTCGTTACATTTTATCGCCTACTTTTATAGGTAGGATTAAACTATTTATGAAATTATGGAGGTAATAAAACACGGACGAAATATCCACGAATTAAGGATAGACGGTAAAACGGCGCACGTTGCAATGCTATCGGATATTCATTGGGATAACCCTAAATGTGAACGCGATTTATTAAAGAGACATTTAGAATTTTGCAAATCAAATAATATACCCGTAATAATTAACGGGGATTTCTTTTGTTTAATGCAAGGTAGGGGCGATAATCGACGCAATAAATCGGACATTAGAACCGAACATAATAACGCAAGGTACTTAGATTCGATTGTAGAAACTGCGGTTGAATGGTTTTCCCCTTACGCGGAAATCATTAAAGTTATCGGTTACGGCAACCACGAAACGGGAGTAATTAAATACCAAGAAACGGACTTACTGCAAAGATTCGTTGACCTATTAAACTACAAAAATGGTACTCAAGTTTATACGGGCGGGTACGGAGGTTGGATAATTGTTAGACAAATGTTCCATTCAACGGTTTCATTAAGTACCAAAATTAAGTATTTCCACGGGAGCGGTGGCGGTGGGGTGGTTACTAAAGGAGCGTTAAACCTTACCCGCGCTTTGGAAATGTACGAAGATTTCGACGTATTTTCAATGGGACACATTCACGAAAATAGCGCACGTAACGACGTAAGAGAATGCCTTAACCATAACGCTAAATTGGGTTATTCTGTTAAACAAAAGTACATCCATTCGATGTTAACGGGTACTTATAAAGAGGAATACGGGGATGGTTCGCACGGATGGCACGTCGAACGTGGCGCGCCCGTTAAGCCTTTAGGAGGTCGAATCTTAAAAATTGAATGCAAAGACGTTGAAAATTCGTTGATAAAGAATATAGATAGTTTCAAATTTCCGTTGTAATTTAGCGCCATAGCGTTAAGGGGGGTAGAAATACCCCTTTTTTTATGTCTTAAAAACGCTTGAAAATCAACGAGTTACAAATTATTTTGTTAAAAATCGAAAAAAAATGTTAAAAATGTTTGGTAGATTGAAACTTTGTATTTATATTTGCGTATGATTATTCACGAAACAATTAAAAAAAACGCTATGAAAACAATTATTAAAGCCTACGAAAAAGAACTACGCGAAACGATGCAAGAAAATATCGATGCATTCGGACATTTAGACACCGACACCCAACGAGCAATCGAGCGTTGGTTAGTTATCGAAGAATTATTAACCCGCTTAAATTTGAACAATGATTAAAGATTTTTTACTTTCGACTTTATTGCTTGTTGCGATGCCATTTTTATTATATTACCTTTTAATCTTTTTATTATGAGTTGGCAAATAGAACTTGAAAACGATTGTTGTAATTTTTACTTTGAGCGCAACGGAACGGATATTTGGGGATCGTGTTTATTTACGCTGGCTCCGGACTTTGATGGTGGGTTTGAAGTTGAAACCGAAAATATAACCGCTTGGTTTGATTCTGAGGAATGCGAATTACCTTGTAAACTTACGTTCGACGAAGAGTTAAATTTAGCTGATGCAATCGCAAACGAAGCAAATAATTTAATGCTTTGGGAAAAGATGGAACAAGAAAGATTGGATGATTTAGAAAACGAAAAAATAGACGAATGGAAAAGCAACAGATGGAATTAGGCGCGCAGGTTTATTGGTGGTGCCACGGAGGTGGCGCATTTGTAAAAGGCGGGCATTTTAATTGGAAACATTATTGTAAAGTAATCGAGGCAAAAAATGAAATCATACGAAATACTATTTTGGAGTCGGAAGTTCGCAATGAGCAAACCAACGAAAACACGGATAACGATAACGGCTTACGACAAAATCGACGCGGTTAGGCGCTTGGATATTTGGGAAAAATTAATAATTAAAATTCGTGAGTTATGACCGCAAAAGACAAAGCAATTTATTTAATCGTCAAGTTTAACAAGGTTTCAATTTGCGTAAATTTTACGAACGAAATGCTAAACAATTTAGAACATATTAAAAACCTAACCCCAAGTAAAACAATTTATGATTTAATTGAGTATTGGGAAAACGTTAAAAAAGAAATAGAAAATTTATGATTGAACAAGCCGAACATTTAATAATAAAATACAACCTTCGAAGACGTTGCAGAAATCAATACCTTGTACATCAACGCGCCTTTTTAATGAGTCGACTAAGCAAACACGGATTAAGCGTTACAAGAATCGCGAGAATGTTTAAAATGAATCACGCTACTGTTTTGCACAACGTTAGAAACGCAAAATATTACGAAGAAATCGAAGACAAATATTATTTAGCGGATGTTGCCGAAATACGGGAGGAATTAGAAAGCAACCCCGTTGTTAGAAATATGGAAGACCTAATTTCCGAAATTCTTGAATGCACCACGGTAAGAAGGTTAGAAAAAATTCAACGAAGAATTTTACGAAATGAGTACAAGTTAAAAGAATAATAGTTATATTTGTACTTGCGCTCATCCTACATTATAAGCGCTTATGAACTTATTAAGGCTCTTAAATGAACGTGAGGTAGGATGCACGGGATTTTAAGGGCTTTTTTTATTGATTAAATTTTTTTTATGGAAAGGGATTCTATGATTATTTACCGCAGTTTCTTCGAAGCGATTAAGGAACTACAAAAGACGAACCAAGCGGAGGTTTGGAATGCAGTTTATGAGTTAGGGTTAAATGGAAAGTACGTTGAATTGAACGGAATTAGTAAAACTATTTTTACTTTAATTGCGCCACAAATCGAAGCTAATTACAAGAAATTTATAAACGGGAGCAAACCCAAAACCAAACAAACTGAAAGCAAATCCGAAGCAAAAGATAAGCAAACCCGAAGCAAAACCGAAGGCAATGTAAATGATAATGTAAATGTAAATGTTATACCCTCTTGCGAGGAATTTATAGCTTATGCAGTTAGTAACGTTTCGGATATAAACACGGAGGAGGTAAGATTAAAGTACCAATCTTGGAAGGTAAATAATTGGTGTACGAATGTTAAAGGCAAAGAGAAACCAATTAAAAATTGGAAATCAACGCTTTTAAATACTTTACCTTACCTTAGTCGAACGAAACCCGAAGAATTATCTTTGGAACAATTACAATATAACCACGTACAAAAAATGTTAAATTACAAAGACACTAAAGATTATTCAAATGCTGACTAAACAGGGCGATACGATACAATATTTACTTGACTTAAAAGCGGGTAAGATAAAAGCAGGCTTAGGCATTGACTGCGTATTGGATAATTTTTTAAGATTTAAACGCAAGCAAGTAAACATAATTTTGGGACATGATAACGTCGGAAAAACGTATTGGATTAATTGGTATTTCCTTTGCCTCGCGTTAAAACACGGACTTAAATTCTGCCTTTGGAGCGGGGAAAATCAAAAGGGACAAGTTCTAAGGGACTTAATACAATTGTACTCGGGTGAATCATTCAAGAACTTAACCAATAACCAAATACAAAGTTACCTTACATATTTAGAGCAATTTTTTATTTTCGTGGATAATTCTAAACTTTACAAGCCGTTGGAACTTTTGGAGGTGTTTAAGCAAAGCGAATGCGATGTAGCGTTAATTGACCCTTTTACAGGGTTAGACCGCGAAATGACATACGAAGGCAATTACACCTTTATGAATAAGGCACGGGAATTCGTAAATAAAACGGGAATAACGCTATACATAAATACGCATCCAAACACGGAAAGTGGACGCAGCGGAAATTTATACACGGAAGGCGAATGGAAGGGGCATCTTAAACCACCGTTAAAGGACCACATCGAAGGCGGTAAGGCTTTTCTAAATCGATGCGACGATATGTTAGTAATTCATAGGCTAATAAAACACGAACAAATGAAATATAAAACAATGATTTCGATTGAAAAAGTAAAGGACACGGAAACGGGAGGAAAAATAACGGGAATCGGAGAGCAACTTTTATGCGATTGGAATAGTGGACTTGGATTCGAACTTTACGGAGTTAACCCTTTACGAGATATGAGAAACCCAAAGAAATCTAATTTACCTTTTTAAGATGGACGATTTAACAATATTAAAAGCGAAGGTATTAACCACGTACACCGCAACCAAGGTACAAAGCAGTTTGGACGACATCAAAGCAAAAAACGGACACCGTACCGATTTAATCGAATCAATGCAAGCCACGTTGTTAGACCTTAACGAAATACGGAGAATAATCGACGGCTTAGAAAAAGAATTAAGGTTTGCAAATTCTTCCGCGTTTAGGTTGGAGCGCTTATGCTTAGAATTGAAAGCAGAAAACAAAGAACTGAAAAACGAAATAAAAGCGTTAACCACGGAGTTATAAAATAAACTGAAAACTTTAACCTTTGAGTTATGAAATGTAAAAACTGCAAAGCCGTATTTACGCCCGTTAGATTTAATCAAAAATTTTGTTTAAAATCCGAATGCGTCCGTGTTTGGATAGAATCGGAAAAGGAAAAACAATGGAAGAAAAAAAAGAAGGTATTGAAAGACGAACTGCAAACCTTACCCGAACTTCTTAAATTAGCGCAAATAACGTTTAATAAGTACATTCGATTACGAGACAAAGATAAACCTTGCGTAAGTTGTGAAAAGCCGTTAGGCGCAAAATTTGATGCGGGGCATTACTTCAGTATGGGAGGGCATAAGGCGGTAACATTTGACGAAGAAAATGTACACGGACAATGTGTAACGTGTAACCAACACAAACACGGAAACTTATTGCATTATCAAATAGGAATACAAAAAAGAATCGGAGCGGATAGATTAATAGAATTACACGCCCGTGCATATGAAACAAAAAAATGGACCCGGGACGAACTAAACGAAATAATTAAAATTTATAAATCAAAAATAAAAAATAAATTTTAACATTTTTTAACAAATTAATTATATCGTAGTATTGCAGATTAAAAAATAAGTATTACATTTGTGTATAATTAAAAACAAAAACGCTATGAAACATTTATTTAAATCGTTGGCAGCATTCCAACAAGAAGTACCCGTAATTCACAAGGGTACGCAAGGATTCGGTTATTCTTACGCTGATTTACCCGCTATCTTTGAAAAGATTAATCCGTTATTAGCTAAAAACGGATTAGGCTTTACGCAGTTGCTTAATTCTAAAGACGGGGAAAACTATTTAGTTACCGTTCTTTTCCACGTTGAAAGCGGGGAATCAATCGAAAGCACTACCTTAATTCCGCAAGTTGAACTTAAGGGTATGAATTCTTACCAATCCTTCGGATCCGGTTGTACTTATTTTCGTAGGTATTGTTTGAGTTCAATTTGTGGTTTGGTTACGGACAAAGACACGGACGCAAGCGGCGAACAAGTTAAACACGAAACAAAAAAACCAACAATTGATAACAAGAGGTTAGGCAAAGCAATCGAAACCATTTCCGCGGGTAAATACACTAAAGAGGAATTGTTAGCTAATTTTAGCCTTACGGAAGCGCAGTTAAAAATGATTGAAACTATTTGAAGGTCTAATTTAATTAATTTGTTATGAAAGTAAGATGCTCACAAATTGGTAAAATAATGGCAACCCCCCGTAAAGGGGGGGAGGTGCTATCCGAAACGGCTAAAACCTACGTTCACGATTTGGTATTGGAAGAAAAATACGGAATCAAAAAGGAATTTAGTTCACGTTACACGGATAAAGGTAACGAGGTAGAAGAAATCGGAATAGCCTTAGTAAACGAGGTGTTAAACTATAAATTCATTTACAAGAATTACGAGTTTTTCGAAAACGATTGGGTTAAAGGAACGCCCGACGTAAACACGGACGAGGTGTTATTAGACGTTAAATGTTCTTGGGACGCTACTACGTTTCCGTTTTTCGATACGGAAGTGCCTAATAAGGATTACTATTATCAGTTACAAGGGTATATGTGGCTAACGGGAAAACAAGAAAGCATTTTAGCTTATTGTTTAATCAATACCCCTTTTCAAATGGTAGAAGACGAAATAAGGCGGGCGCATTGGAAATTTAACCTAATCGAGGAAAACACGGAACTACGTAAAGAGGTAGAAAGTAAACACGTTTTCGACCACATCCCCGAACATAAAAGGGTAAAGTATTGGTTTATCCGAAGGGACGAAGCCGTAATTGAAAAAATAAAGGAGCGTGTAGAACTATGCCGCGAATACTATAATCTTTTAATGAAAACGATATGAGCCAAAAACGAAATATGCCTACTAAAAAAGCTATTTTTCAACATTGGGAAAATAAGTATGAAATGGAGTTATATGATAATGTTTGTTGGGGTTGCGCTTTTCCATCCGTTCTTTATAGATGCCATTTATTAGCTAAATGCGAAGGGGGAAAAGACGATTTAGATAACTTAGTTTTGCTTTGTTCTTTTTGTCATAACATACAAGAAAATTATTTTAGCTATAATAATAAATTGTCTAATAAATTTAAGCAAAGAATTATTGATTACCCGCCTTTTTTAAATGTTAGATGGGATTATTTTAATTCGTTAATAAAACACGGAATAGTTGATTTAAGTAAATATAAATTATCAATATGAACATAACACACGAAAACACGATTAAACACGAAGACACGGTATTAATAGCAGTAATGACAAAGTACCACGAACGAAGCAAAAAAGGCTTACGGAAATACGGAACGAACTTAGATAGAACCGACGTTGATTTATTAGGGTGGTTAAACCATTTACAAGATGAACTTATGGACGCAACGTTGTACATTGAAAAACTAAAGAAGGAAATATGAAACAAACAGCAGTAGAGTGGTTGGAAAATGAATTTAAAGAAGCCCATAAAATGTTTGGGTGTATTGATACAAATTGGATTAAAAGATTTGAACAAGCAAAAGCAATGGAGAATGAGCAGATTGAAGATGCAAAAAATGAAGGCTATGGTCAAGGATGGGATGAAGGAGCAAATTATGTAGCAAAATGTATGTAAACAAACCTTTAAATCATAACGGCAAACGGCTTGCCGTAGTACAAGGATTTAATAACAAAAAGTTGAATAGATATGAATACTATTGAAATAAAAACAGATTTAAGCGGAGAGGAATTACAGGTGTTGATATGGGAATTAGAGGCTTTCTGCGAAGGGAAGCGTTTGCCTAAGCCTGTATTACGGCAAGCCGATGTTAGCGGTGAGTTAAATTGCGAACATGATTGGCTTGTTGATTATTACGACCATTTTGGTTTCCCAGCAAGCAGGTTCTGTGATAAATGCAACACTCGTGAAGCAATTTAATTACCGCTAACTAGATGCTAGAAGCTATAAAATAGCGTATATACAAATAATTTAAATCAGAATAAGATGGCTAAGATAAAGATAGAATGTGAAATTGAATTTAATGAAGACACTTGGTATAGTCACAATGATGAGGAAGAATTAGAATGGTTTACATCTTTCTTAAATGACAAAGAAAATATTATGGTAGTACTTCACTCAAATGATATTGGCGACACAATAGGTCAAACAAATGATTTTAAATGGAAAATAATTAAATCAGAATAAGATGAAAGCAAAACTAACATTTGACCTACCCGAAGACGAACACGAATTTTACTGCGCAACTAAAGGTAAAGATATGTTTGTAGTTCTTTGGAATATTCAGCAGGAACTTCGAAAATTATACAAATACGAAGAATTAAACGAAGACGAATGGCAAATAGTCGAACGGCTACGGGACTTCTTAAACGATAGCCTAAACGAAAACGAAATAAACTTAAATAAATAAAAAATGGAAACAAAAGTAAACACGGGAGCAATTTTTAAAAATGACAAAAAACAAGGTAATCAACCCGACTACCGAGGAAAAGTAAATGTAAACGGAAAAGAAATGGAAATAGCGTTATGGTTAAAGGAATCCAGTAAAGGCACTAAGTATTTTTCGTGTTCATTTAGCGAACCACGAACCAACGAAGCGCCCAAACAAGTTCACACGCAAATAATTGAAAACGACGATTTACCCTTTTAGTTATGTTTATAGATGACAATTCATTACGTAAGGAGTTGAAAGCGATACTACTTACCAAAACACGAAACCAAGTTGTAAAGGAAATAAAATCCAAAGGGTTAAAAATGCACCAGTACACAATAGACCGATTTTTATCCGGAGCGCTGGTAAGCATTAAAACCCTTAGAACATTGGACGAATACGTTTACCGACAACAAAAAGGATTCAAATAAGTTTAATTAAAATATAAACATTATATTTGATGGCAATCTAAACAAATGAATTGGATTACTCAAATCGCAAAAGAGCATAAAGAATGGGTTAGAATAACCAAAATGTTTGGTGGAAACTTATTTGCGGAGGACATAGTACAAGAGGTTTATATTAGGTTAATGAAATATTCCAGCGAAAATTTATGCATAATTGACGGCAAAGTAAACAAGCCCTATATTTATTTTGTTTTGAGAAATACGTTTTTGTTGATGCAAAAAGGCAACCGCCCCGAATTTATTGATTTAACAAATTTGCATAACATACGCGAAGACGAATCTAATTTAAATAATTACATTGAATTAGAAAACGCGATTGAAAAAGAGGTTTCGAACTGGCATTGGTATGACCAAAAATTATGGTCAATTTACCGAGACGAACAAATGTCAATTCGTAAGATAAGCGAGAAAACAAAAATTAGCTCTAAAAGTATTTTTACCTCTTTGAAAAGTTGCAAAACACGGATTAAAAAGGCAACATTAAACGAATGGAATAATTATAAAAACAATGAATAAACGAGTAAAGAAAAAAGAACCTATTCAATTAGGCGATGCCGTCGAAAAAGTAACGAAGGCAACCGGAATAAAAGCAATTGTTAAACATTTAGTCGGTGAGGATTGCGGCTGCGATGAACGTAAAGAGGCGTTAAACGAATGGGGCGCAAAGATAACCAGCAAAATAAACAACCTATTCAAGCGAAACACGAACCCGTTAACGGAAGACGAATACGATTATTTACATAACTACTTTACCAGCGGTCAACGTATGGTAAGACCAAGCGAACAATTACGTTTACTGGAAATAAACAACCGTGTTTTTAATCAAAAACTGCAATATACAACGTGCGGTAGTTGCGTTATAGAAATGGTCAATCAATTAAAAATTGTATATAATGCCTATTCCACAACCAAACAAGACGGAGAATAAACAAGAATTCGTAATTCGTTGTATGTCTAACGATACAATGATTAAAGAATTTTCAAAACAAGACCAACGTTTAGCGGTTTGTTCGTCTACTTACGAGGAATCTAAACTATCAAAACACGAAAACAATGGGACACGGAAGACCAAATAAAATACATTCACCAGAACACCTTTGGGAACTATTCACGGAGTATAAGAGACACGTAAAAAATAATCCTATTCTAAAACATACTTTTGTAGGTAAAGAAGGTAGGAGCGAATATAGCGAATTAGAGCGCCCGTTAACCATAGAAGGGTTCGAATGTTATTGCGCGGATTTGGGAATAATAGGCGATTTAAGCCATTATTTTGCGAATACGAACGGAAGGTATAAGCGTTTTTTAACTATCGTTACGCGTATACGTAGGGAAGTTCGAAATGACCAAATCGGAGGTGGTATGGCGGGAATATATAACCCAAGTATTACGGCACGATTAAACAACCTTGTGGAAAAGAAAGAAATTACAAATGTAGAACAACCATTATTCCCCGATGTTTCGGAAGACAACAGCGATTCGCAAGATACTGAATCTTAAAAAACGGATTAAGATTATTCAAGGCGGTACGAGCGCGGGTAAGACGTTCGGAATAATTCCCGTGTTAATCGACAAAGCCGCAAGGCACGAAGGTTTGGAAATATCAATTGTCGCGGAAACGATTCCCCATTTACGAAGGGGTGCGCTCAAAGATTTCCTAAAAATAATGAAATGGACGGGGCGATTCTTCGAAGATAGGTTTAACAAATCTTTACTGCGTTACGAGTTCGCCAATGGAAGCGTTATCGAATTCTTTTCCGCAGATGATTCGAGTAAACTACGGGGTGCAAGGCGCGACATTCTTTATATCAACGAATGCAATAATGTTACCTTTGATTCTTATAACGAACTTGCTATTCGAACACGAAAGGAGGTTTATTTAGATTTTAACCCCGCTAATGAATTTTGGGTACACACCGAATTAAAGAACGAACCCGACTCCGATTTTCTTATTCTTACTTACAAAGACAACGAAGCGTTAGACCAATCAATTATCGAACAAATAGAAAAGAACAAAGAGAAAGCTAAAACGTCTACCTATTGGGCTAATTGGTGGAAGGTTTACGGCGAAGGGCAGTTAGGAATGTTAGAGGGGGTAGTGTTCTCAAATTGGAAACAAATAGACACGATACCCAAAGAAGCAAAGTTGTTAGGAATAGGGTTGGACTTTGGTTACACAAATGACCCGACTGCGATTATAGAAATATACAATTACAACGGGCAAAGGATAGTTAACGAGTTAGCCTACCAAACAGGGTTACTAAATAGCGAAATAGCCAAGCTGCTACCAAAACACGTACCCGTTTACGCGGATAGTTCCGAACCCAAATCAATAGATGAGATTAAACGCTTTGGAATAACGATTAAAGGAGTAACCAAAGGCAAGGATTCGATTAACTACGGAATAGATGTTATCCAGCGTAACGAATACTTAGTAACTGCGAATAGTGGTAATTTAATCAAAGAATTACGCTCGTATGTTTGGGATACCGACAAACAAGGGAAACGCTTAAACAAACCAATAGATTTTAATAATCACGCTATAGATGCATTCAGGTATCACGAAATGGAAACGTTAGGCATAGGAGCAAATTACGGAAGTTATGCAATCAGGTAAAACCGACGATATGTTAGTAATGATTCGAGTAATCGAGGAATACATTTACGAACGTAAGGGGGTAAGGGTGCAAATAGTTTTTAACAACCTCGCAAGGTTTGCAGTTCATTTTGATATGCTTTTAAAGGCTTACCATTTTGTTTTGGAATACAAAAACACGAATAAATAGTTAAATAGATATGCAATTAGAATTAACATTACCAAGTTCAATTAGCGAAATACCCTTAGTGAACTACCAAAAATTCCTAAAGGTTCAAGAAAATTCCAATGACGAAGAATTTATAGTTCAAAAAATGATTGAAATATTTTGCGGAATCCAGTTAAAGGATGTCGTGAAAATTAAGTACACGGAGTTACAAGGCTTGTTAGAACATTTCCAAAAGATATTTAGCGTAAAGCCAAATTTTTACCAAACGTGGAAATATAAGGATATGGAATTTGGATTTATTCCTAACCTTGAAAATATAACGTGGGGCGAATATATCGATTTAGAACACCATTTAAACAATTGGGACGATTACCACAAAGCAATGGCGGTGATGTATAGACCAATTATTAAACGGGAAAAAGAACGTTACCAAATAGCGCCATATACGGCAAGCGAGGAATTTCACGAGTTTATGAAATTTATTCCAATGGAAATAGCGATTTCAGCGCGGGTTTTTTTTTACAATTTAGGAGCAGAATTGTTAAGGAGTACAAGCAATTATTTGGAGACGATGAAAACGATGAACCGGAAAGAGCGCCGAGTTTTAATGAAAGGGAGCAATTTAATAAGCAATGGGGGTGGTATTCAAGCATTTACGCAGTTGCTCACGGAGATGTCCGACGATTTGATGAAATTACAAACTTACAATTACATCAATGCCTCACTTTCCTTACCTTCGAAAAGCAAAAAAACGAAATCGAAGAAATCGAATTTAAAAGAAATATGAAAAGATGAAAGGATATTACGAATTAATCAAAGAATTAAAAAACCATTTTGACAATGACCCGTTGGTGAACACGGTAACGAACGGGGATATTTTCGATGTTGATATTTCCAAACAAACCATTTTCCCGCTGGTGCATACAATGGTAACGCAAGCGCAGTTCGAAAGCAACATCCAACGATTTACGTTAACTATTTTTGCGATGGATATAACCGATAACGTAAAGGAGGAGGATAATACCAAATGGGAAACGAGAGACAATACTAACGATGCGTTAAATTCCACGTTGCAAATTTTGAACAGATGTTTTAAAATGCTAAAAAGCGGAAACCTTTACAACCTTAATTTTGTTGTTGAAGACGTACCAACGTGCGAACCATTTACCGAGCGATTCGAAAATAATTTAGTTGGTTGGGCGATGACATTAAACATAATTTGCCCCAATGAAATGACCATTTGTTAATGAATGAACAAGAAACATATAAGCATTTACAAAAATTCCGCGACAAAGTAATTAAGGAGGCGCGAAAAAACTTAGCGCAAAAAGGTAAAAACGCATCCGGAAAACTTTCCGATTCAATCGATATAGAAGTTAAAGCAATGCCCAATTCGATAGGCATTTACTTTGATATGGAAGAATATGGTATTTACCAAGATAAAGGAGTAAGTGGTGTAAAGCAAAAATACAACACCCCATTTAGCTATAAAACTAAAATGCCCCCCCCGAGTAAACTGGATAAATGGATAGTTAGAAGGGGAATAGCGCCACGAATCAAAGGTAAATTTACGGGACGTAGTATTAAATCGGTAGGGTTTGCGAAATCAATTCAATTCCTAATTGCTCGCAGTATTTATATTAAGGGTATTGAGCCGAGTTTGTTTTTTACGAAAGCGGTTGAGACGGCATACAAAACGTTACCAGATGAGTTAATAGAAAAGTACGGATTAGATGCGGAAAAAATTACATTGGACGCATTGGATGAAATAATAAAAAAATATGGCAATAAACGCGCGTAGTCCACATATCGTTTTAGTGGATAATGCTTTACAAACTGGTTCCAAAATCGAAATAGATTTATGGTATTATACGGGTACGCAACCAACAACACCAACGTATACGTTAAGCAAATTAATACCGAGTTCTTTTAATACGAAAACGTATTACAATATAAGCGCATATATACGTGAATTCTTAACGCATAAATTCAACGGAATTAATTATATGACAAATCAGTTTCTAACTGAGGAAGACGAATACGTCAACATTCAATATCGAACATATAACTTTATTGGTGGTGTGTATGTGTTAGACCAAACGGTGACTGATACGTGTTTTGATGGTTTTGGATATTACGAAGAGGGGGTAAATATAGATAGGGGTAATATCTTACTTGGTAATGGTACATCTCATTATTATTGGGACGATAGCGCAAATAATCCAAATGCAAATCCAGCGCATCGAGCGGGAATAGTAACGGCAAAAGTAAAACGGAATTGGTATTATGTACATATTCCCATTGGAGGCGGTACACCCGTAACGTATACATTTACATCTGATGGGGTGTTTGATATTAAACGAGTTCACCAAGGGAATTATGCAACCGGAAACATCTTACAAATATTTGATAATTTAAATGTTTTGCAATGGACGGGTTATTTTTACCCGAAAACGGAATGCCGTTATGAACCAATGACTATTGATTTTATTAATAAATTTGGCGGTTGGCAACGTGAATTTTTCTTTAAAGCATCTCAAGAATTATTAGATGTAAATTCGTCCACGTATAATTTAATGCCGTCTCAATTATTACCTACATTGGTAAGCGAGGGACAAAGGCACGTAATGAATAGCAACGGAACACGTCGATATTTAATTAATACGGGTTGGGTTGATGAATCGTATAATGAAACAATCCAAGAATTATTATTAAGTGAGCGCGTTATTTGGCAAAACGGAATTCAAAGAATACCAGTAAAGGTAAATACGAAATCGATTAATAAGTTTAAGAACATCAACCAAAAGACGATTAATTATCAAATCGAAATAGAATTAGCGTTTGACGTAATACATAGCGTAATTTAATGAAACGAGACGTAAAGGTATTTATTGAGGGAATCGAATTAGATTTATTCGAAGACGAACAAGTTCAAATAAGTTCGAGCGTTCAAGACGTGTACGATATTAACAAAACGAAAACGGAAATATCGCAATCATTTACCGTACCAGCAACCCCAAGAAATAACCAAGTTTTTCAGCATTTTTACGAAACGGATGTTGATGCAACAATTGACCATAATTTAAGGCGAGATGGTTACATTGAAATAGATTTAACAACCTATAAAAGCGGAAAAATTCAACTTGAAAAATCCGTAGTTGAAAAGGGTAAAGCAAAGAGTTATACCATTACATTTTACGGAAAATTAGTCACGTTAAAAGATTTATTTGGCGAGGATAAATTATCTGATTTGGATTATAGTACATTATCGCACACGTATAATTGGGCGCAAGTTTTTGGTAGAATCAACGGAAGTATTACGAGCGATGTGCAATACCCTTTAATTACATCTAATCGGATATGGGAATACGGAGGAACGCAACCAACAATAACGAATCCAAACTATTTAACCGCAACCACAACTAATAATAATATACATACTGCAACGGGGGCGATAAACGTATTACGTGAGTTATTCCCCGCGATAACGCTAAATAAACTTATTAACTTAATTGAGTTAAAATATAACGTTACGTTTAATAGTTCGTTTTTTTCTACGGAAGAATTTAGAAACGTTTATTTGTGGTTTAAAAATCGCGACGTTCCAAACGTAACTACCGATGCTAATTTTATTGATTTCGACGCGCAAATATTTAGCAGTATTTACACGTTTGACCCAACGCCATTCGTAGATATTGCAAACAATACGGTTAATGTTCAATACCAAGTAACAACGGCAACCAATTTTACCATTACTTTACATCGTGTTTTATTGGATGTTATTTTTGTGAGTAGTACCACAACGCAGTATTATGTTGATGTATACGTAAATGGTGTATTAACTGCGACCCATACGGGTATTAACGGAACAATTAACGGTTCAACAACTTACGGTTTAATGTACGCGGCAACAAACGTTGTGGGTTTAAATGATGCGGTACAATTAAAGGTACGAGCGGACGAAGGGTTAACGATTGATTTTAATTTGATTTATCAAATTTGGGACACCGAACCGACGTTAGGCACGTATATAAATAGTGTTACGTATAGTTGTTCAGCACAAAATTTAATTAGTAATATCAACCTTTCGAACTTTGCTCCGGATATGAAAGTAGTTGATTTTATGAGCGGAATTTTAAAGGAGTTTAATTTAGCAGTTGAAAATACTGGAGAAAACGAATATACAATTGAACCCCTTTTAAATTGGTACACGCAAGGTAGTATTTACGATATTACCCGATTTACGGATGTTGATTCAATCGAGGTTGCAAAAGTTCCGCTATACAAAAAAATAAGTTTCAAATACGAAACGAGCGAAAGCGTACTAAATAAATATTATTTCCAATCGTATAAAAAAGAATATGGAAACACGGAGCATATTTATAGTTACGATGGCGCGGAATATAGCGTTCAAGTTCCGTTTGAAAACTTAATGTTTAACCATTTTTTTCATAGTGGTACACCAAGCGGTTTACAAGTTGGTTACGCGTTGAATTCAAGCTTAGCGCCATACATACCAAAACCCGTTTTACTTTATAGATATGGTAACGTTACTGGATTACCGCACGATATACATTTTAAAGATGCAATTGGGAATAATGCGAATATAGATAATTACGTAATGTTTGGGCAAGACTATACCAATAGCACAACGGGCGTTCAATATAGTTTAAATTTTGCGCCCGAAACCAGTACGTACCATTTAGTTGCTATTCAACAAAGCATTTTCGCAACGTATTATTTTCAATATCTTTATAACTTATATAATTTAAAGAACCGAATTACCACGGTAAAAACGGTGTTGCCGATTTCCATATTAACCAAAATACGTTTATGCGATAGGGTAATAATACGGGACAAAAGATTTATAATCAATGATATGCAAATAAATCTAACAACTGGAGAAGCGACATTAAGATTATTAAACGATTTTATGCCGATTGACCCCGAAAGTTTAATACCGCCTCCGAGCGAAAGTGATATAATTATAGAATAATATGATAGTAAAACAAATCATTAAATTGTTATCCGCTGGCGAACATTTAGGGCAAAGCGAGATAATAGAAATCGCAAAAGGTAAATACGAAATCAAACCTACGTTGAAAGGGGCGTACAAACAAAAGGTTAGAGAGTTATATATAAAAAAGGCAAATGGCGGAAAAACGGATAATTGAACTTGAGGTTAAAGATAATACGCAAAGTTTAAAGGCGCAGTTAAGGGAGGCACAATCCGAAGTCCAAAAATTAGCCGATAAATACGGCGCAACATCAAAAGAAGCAATCGAAGCGGCAAAACGCGCCGCGGACATAAAAGATAGAATCGGAGACGCCAAAGCGTTAACGGATGCATTTAACCCCGACGCAAAATTTAAAGCATTAAGCGCATCGTTAAGCGGTGTTGCTGGTGGATTTAGCGCGGTAACGGGAGCAATGGGTTTACTTGGGGTGGAATCTCAAGACGTTCAACAAATGATGCTGAAGGTGCAAAGCGCGATGGCGTTAAGTCAAGGTTTGCAATCGTTAGGAGAGGCAAAAGATTCATTTAAACAATTGGGGGCAGTTGTTAATTCAGCTTTTGCGGGAATGACAAGCGCGGGCAAAGCCTTTGCAATTACTGGAATTGGCTTAGCAATTACCGCCGTTGGTGTTTTGGTAACTGCGTTTGGTAATTTTGGAAAAAAGGAAGTTGAAACATACGATCAATGGCGCGAGAAACAAGACAAGGTAAACGAAGCAACGCAAAAGCATTTAGATTTACAATTTAAGCAATTAGAAAATGCCCGAAAAAATGTAGACAAATTAACGGAGCAATACGATAGAGAAATAGCATTAGCGAGAGCGCGAGGTAATTCGGATTTAGCAGAAATAAAAACTAAAGAAAAACTAAATACAATTATCAAAACCGAACAAGAAAACCGTAAACAATACGATGAAGCAGTAAAAAAAGCACGCGCGGAATTAAACCAACAAATTGGTTTTTCAATGCAACTTGAAAAACATTTAGCGGAATATGCGGAAAAAAGCCGTTTGGATGATGAATATAAGGGGCGCGCACGTGCGATATATAATGTTGGTTTAAAAGGCGAAATAACAATAAACCAAAAAGCATTAGAACAAGCGCAAATGGTTTTAAGTTATAAAAGTGCGGTTGGGAAAATTGAAAAGAAAAATTTAGAAAACGCAAAAAGACAAATTGCGGATTATGAGCATCAAACTAAACTAATTGAAAATTTAAAAAAATTAGGTGCGGAAAGAAATGTTATAGACAAAAGTATAGCGGATGCGCAAAATGAAATAAATGTAATGAACGCAGCGGCAAATAAAGCGGCGGCGGAAAGAAATGCGGAATTGAAAAGAGAACGAGACGCAAATAATAAAGATATAAAAAGGCAAATTGAAGATGAAAAAAATAAAAGGATTGAGAACGAATTAGAACGAACAAAAAAAGAATTAGAAATAAATGCCCAAAGACGTAAAGAAGATTTAAACAAATTAAAAGCGGATGAAACACAAAAGAAACTTTTAAAAGAAGAAATTGATGCAACGTTAAAATTAGATTTACAAAAAGCAGAAAAGGATTATAATAAAAAAATCGATGAAATTGAGGAACAAAAAAGAAAGGATAAGTTAGAAAAAGAAAAAGAGTTACAAGAAAAAATTAAAGAAAATGAATTAAAAGAATCGGAACGTTTTTTATCCGACCAAGAAATAGTTATAACGTTATTAAACGATGGCTTAGAAAAGCAAATTGCAATTAGGAAACTGGCATACGACAAAGAACAAATCGATTTACAAAATAAATTAGACAATCAATTAATAACCGAAGAGCAATTCCAAGCATTATCGAGAAATAATTTTAAAAATTATAATAAAGGCGTTGCGGATGATACAAAAAAAATTGATGAGGAAATGATGCAACACAAAATCGCGGTACAACAACAAGGTTTGGATTTAGCGTTGCAAGCAAACAATTTAATGAAAGATTTATTTGGAAAATCTAAAGGCGTACAAAAAACTGCAATTTTAGTAGAATCGGCGGTTGGTATTGCAAAAATGATTATATCAAATAAATTAGCAAATGCTGGTGCATTAGCAACACCGCAAGCAATAGCAACAAGCGGAGCGGCGGCGGTTCCAGTTATTGCAATGAACAATATTTCAACGGGGTTAGGAATAGCGGCAAACATCGCAGCAACGGCAAAAGCGTTAAAGGAAATCGGCGCTGGTGGTGCGCCCCCTCCCGCCCCTTCAACATCCGGAGGTGGCGGTGGTGGTGGCGGTGGTTCAATGAGTAGCGGAATTGTTGCGCCTAATTTTAACGTGGTTGGTAATAATAACATCAACCAATTAGCGCAATTACAACAACAACCAATTAAAGCGTACGTAGTTGGTAGCGAGGTAACTACTCAACAATCGTTAGATAGAAATAGAATAGGAATAGGACAATTATAAATTATGAAAATATTAGAATTAATTCTTGACGAAGAAAACGAAGAAATGGGAGTTTATGCTATTTCCGTAGTAAACGATCCAGCAATAGGTGAAAACTTTGTAAAACTAAGCAACGAACAAATTACTTTTAGCACCATTGATAAAGAAAAAAAATTATTAATGGGTGCGGCATTAATACCGAACAAACAAATTTACCGACGCAATAAAAAGCACGGAGAATTTTACATTTACTTTTCCGAGGACACGGTAAGAAAAGCGAGCGAATTATTTTTTATCAACCACAACCAAAGCAACGCAACGTATGAACATTCTAAAACTTTGGAGGGAATGTCCGTTGTTGAAAGTTGGATAATCGAAGACGAACAAAAAGACAAATCTAAACTTTATGGTTTCGATTTACCAAAAGGAACTTGGATGATTTCGATGAAAGTAAACAACGAAAACGTTTGGAACGATGTTAAAGAGGGTAAGGTAAAAGGATTTTCAATAGAAGGTTATTTTGCGGATAAATACGAAATGAGTTTGGAAACAAGTTTGCGCAAAACAATGGACGAAGAAAAAGAGTATTTAATCGAGCAAATCAAAAACGTATTAAAAGGAAATGAATTAGCGGAGGAATCATATAACGATTATCCAAGCGTTGTTAAACGAAACGCGCAACGTGGTATATTACTTAACGAAAAGAATGGTAATAAATGCGCGACGCAAGTTGGTAAAATACGCGCCCAGCAGTTAGCAAACGGCGAGAAAGTAAGTATTGAAACGATTAAAAGAATGTATAGTTATTTAAGCCGAGCGGAGGTATATTACAACCAAGGCGATAGCAATGATTGCGGTTATATTTCTTATCTGCTTTGGGGCGGTAAAGCCGCATTAACTTGGTCGGAATCTAAATTAAAACAAATCGAAAATGGCAAAGGTTAAAACATCAACAATTTCGTTCGTTAGAAAGCCAAGAAAAAAACGCAAAGGTGTACACGCTAAAACGAAATGTTCGCAAATAAAAGGTTCTAAAAATTACGTTAAATTATATAAAAGTCAAGGAAAATGAGTAAAGTAAAAGAACAGACGA